TTTGCTTGCAATCTTTGTGAGTTTAGCTGTTTAATAATTAAAAATAAAACATTATATTTATAACTTAAATCATTACCATGTCAATCACAAGATTATTTACTCAACTAGTTAATAAAAATGGCACTCCTGTTGAAGTGTCAGATGAAAATAGATTATTAGCTGAAGTATCAGGAGCTGGTGGCGGAGCATTGGCTACAGAAGCTACATTGCTTGCAGCTAATGCAATATTAGGAACATTAGGAACTGAGTCAACATTAATATCAGTATTAAATGCTATTGTTGCATCAGATCAAGATATTGAAATATTACTTGTAAGAGATACAGGAGATAATGATGTAGTTCTTCAACAGATCACTAACTATGAAACAGGAACACCTGTTGTAATTTACAAAGATGTTAATGGAAACGTAGTTACTCCAGTTGGTCCTTTAGAGTATTTAGATCCATCAGCAGTATTAAACTTAATGTTAACTGAGGCAATAGACCAAGGTTTAACATTAGATAGTATTGAAGTAACTACAGCTAATACTCTAATCGAACTATTAGATCAAGGTCTTTCACTAGATGGACTAAATTCTTTAATCACAACACTTAATTCTACTGTAGCTACAGAAATTACATTAGCACAAGTGTTAGTTGAGTTACAAGCAATAAACACAGACCTTGATGGTCTTAGTTTAGAGGCTACTCAACAATTAGTACTGACTGCTTTAAATACAGTAATAAGTAATACTACTGGATTAGCTACTGAAGTAACAGCAGCTCTTATAAACTCTAATATTGTATTAGGGAATATCACATTAAGTACATTACTAACAGAGGCTACCTTTTTAGCAGAAGACTTCGCAACAGAAACTACTCTTGCTGGTATTAAAACTCAAATAGATTTACTTAACTTTATTGCAACAGCATTAGAAGTAACAGTAACAAGTTCTGTATTACCTACAGGAGCCGCAACAGAAACTACACTATTAGCTACAAATTCATTACTTACAATAATGGATACTGTATTAGATAGTATCTTAACGGATACTAACGCAATGGTTGTAGACTTAGCAGCTATTGAAATACTGATAACAAATACTAACTCATTACTTACTACTATAGACGGAGTATTAGATGCAATAAAATTAGATACAGCTAACTTAGATGTAGCTTTATCAACAAGAGCAACAGAGGCAACTCAACTATTAGTTAACGCTAATCTTGATTTACTTAACACTAAGTTAAATACTCTAGGACAGAAAGCATCTGCTGATTCAGCTCCAGTAGTTTTATCTACGGAACAGGAAGCTATTCTTGAAGCAATTAAAGTTGCGGTTCAAAACTTAGACATGGATGTTGACGGCATAGCAACAGAGGCTACGTTGGCAGCATTGCTATTAGCTTTTAACAACGAAGATTTTGCAACTCAAACTACATTGGCAAGTTTGCTTTCAGCCTTCAATGCTGAAGACTTTGCTACACAGACAACGTTAGCATCATTATTGGCAGCATTTAATGCAGAAGACTTCTCTACAGAAACTACATTGGCAAGTCTATTGCTTGCATTTAACAATGAGGATTTTGCAACTAACACTACACTTACTGCAGTATTAGCAGCAATACAAGCTTTAGCATTTCCTGCAGGATTAGCAACAGAAGTTACTTTAGCTTCATTGTTAGCTGCATTCAACTTAGAAGATTTTGCAACGCAGACAACATTAGCAGCAGTTGCCGCTGATTTGGCACTAATCTATACAAATTTACAACTCAATACAATATCAGTAGCCAACATAGATACTAAGCTTACACCTGCTACAAGAGTTCATAATGTAGTTACTGCAACAACAGGAGTTACTGCGATTGGATCAGTTCCTTTAGGTTCGCTCTGTGGTTCTGTAATCAATGTTGGAAATGCGGCAGGAACATGGAATGCAAATTCATTACCTGCGGGAGTTAGCATTCCTTGGACACCTATAGGAAACAGAGATACATATGGAGCTATTGCATATGATGCAACAGGAACTACATTTATTATTGAATATACAACATAATTATGAGCAAAGCAGGAATAAACAGATCATTACCAAATGATGAATACCAAGCAGCAGTAAATGCTGTAAATCCATCAGCAGCTAATCCTTTCTTAACGGCAGGGGATTTACCATCTACTACAAACAGGTCTACCGTTGTTGCCTTTGCAGCAGGTATGAATACATTTGTAAGTGTGAATATGGCTGGTTATCAAGAAGTTGCTAACTTTATCTTCGCAGGAACTAATCAAGTAGGTCCTATTATAGATATTAACTTTAATATTTATAAAAACATTCTTGGTGGTCGTGCCGCACAAGTAAGAATAGTTGACAAAAACACAGGGTTAGTGGTTGCTAGTAGAGGAGGTGTTGACGTAGTAGACCCAGGATTTGTAATAAATGCTCAAGGAATAGGACCTATAAACGTACCTGCAACACCTACAGTATTTGAAGTACAGTTAGGGACAAGTAGTTCTGGTGGAATTGCTAGGACAGTATATTTAGCATCAGTAGAAATAGTTTACTAAAAAGTTATGAATAAATATAAATTATACAACGAGACTAAGGGTATATGGGAATATGTTATTTCTGATGTAGTTCCTACAGTATTACCTATTAATCCATTAGACACCGTACTACCAGGCAGTGTAGTAGTTGTAGAACCTAACATTCTATATAATGATGGTACTGCAAAGCAATTAACTCTACCTAACTATAAGTTACTAAGGTTTAATGAGATTGATAGAAAAACGGGAGAATTAATTTTTGAAGGTTTTGAATATCCTGTAGCAAGTGGAAATATGTTCTCATTCTCTACAAATGCCCAGAGTAATTTACTTGGAACATATTCGGCAAAGGAATTGTTGACATATCCTTTTGAATGGAGTGTTAAAGATGACTCGCTGGTATATCAAATTGCAGATGTTACCGAAATGTCTAACTTCTTTTTAACAGCTCTTAGTACCAAGAAGGGAAGACAAGACTCAGGAACAACTCTTAAACAAGCTGTAGAATCTGCTACCAATGAAGCAGAAGTAGATGCTGTAATTGATAATAGATAATCATGAAAAGAATGGGATGTTTTTTCATACTAGTAATATTAATATTAACTTTCTCTTCATGTGGATCTAAAAGACATTGTGATGCATATGGAGATAATACGATAGAAGATGTTAAAGAAACTACTTAAGGAGATAGGTCCAATATTAATAGCTGTTATAGCTATACTATTGATATACCCTTGGTTCTGGATTAGAAGTATTCCAGTTGGGCTTATTCCTATAGGAATAGTCTACACTTTATCTAAACCTTTTTACGATTATAGAAAACGTACTCTTAGGATGCGTATAGAGAGAACTATATACTGGGTGCTTCAAGTTATATACCAATTATGGAACGTTGTAAAGTACGTATTCATAACAGTAGGATACATTATAGATTTGATTGCTAATGTACTATTAGGAGAGCTTATTGAAGACCTTGTTACATCAGAAGAAGAAACTCTATTCGGTAAAGGTAAGGTTACAATAAGTGCAGCTCTAGGAGAGCTTAAAAGAAAAAACAAACTTAATGCAACAGGTAGATACATCTGCAGAGTACTAAACTTTTTAGATCCTATACATAAAGACCATTGCATAGCAGCCATTAACATCTACGAGTATAAACAATCTCAAAAATGAAAAGTCAAGTGGCAGAATATATATTAGCAGTTTTAGCATTTTTAGGAGTGTTTTTTAACGACCTTCAACCAACATTATGGTCTTTAGGATTTTTAATAATGACAGATACAGGTTTAGCAATATGGGCAACCTGGAAACATAACGGAATAGATTCAGTAACGTCAAGAAAGATGGGTAGAATTATTACTAAACTAATACTATATCCTCTTGCAATTATAGTGGCAAAAGTAGCAGAACAATACTTAGCTCCTGATATACCTTGGTTAAAAGTAACTACAGGTATTATAGCTACAGTAGAAATCAAAAGCATCTTTGAAAAAATGAATCTTTTATTAGGATTTGATTTGTGGTCAAGATTAAAAAAAGCTCTTTGGAAAGATAAAGAAGAAAGTGAAAAATAAAATAAAAATAAAATAAGATGTCGGAAAACAAAAGTGAAAGAAGAATTAGAGCTGAAAAGTATTTTGCAGCTAAAGGGATTAACCCAAATGTTAAAGGAGAACTTACACGTAAGTTAGATGTAAAACCAACAGCTATTTTTAAAGATGGTGATTTGGGAGTAACAACATTACCATGTACTATTGAAGTAGAAGCTTTTCTATTCTATATGCACCTTACTGTTACTTTTGCAGATTCTAAAGGAACCTGTCATAAGTTTGAAGGAGATTCTGGAGGTGTTGGAGTTGGAGAAGTTGATTCTGCAGGAGTTATTTACTTTGCAGATCTAGAAACTCTTTTAAAAACAGGAACTTTTGGAGTAGCCTTTGCTGCTGAAGATGGTGGTGTTGTTCAGGTTACTTGGGGAACTCATGGTAATGCATCAGCTGCTGGAGTAGGTGATGGAGGAGGAGCATTTGGAGGTTCTGGTTCTTGGGGTGGTTGCTAGTAAATTATGCCTGAAGGAAAACAAAATAGTGGATGGGGGATATATACTTTACGAAAACTCATTGAGTACGTAGGTATATTTCTTGCTATCTGGCAATTTGGTTTACCTGCGCTAAATAACTACATTGAAGAAAGGATAATTGCTTACGAAGAAGAACATAAAAGCTCTAAATCTTTTAGAGTTCTACTAAGTGAAGAAACAGGAATACCTGCAGATAGAGTTCATATTGTTATAGGACAATGGCATAAAGAACATAGAGCTTCAGAAGAATTACTTGATGAGGTATTTCCATTGCTCGAATCTGAAGTAAATAATATTAGACCACGTTTAGAAATTTTACCAGGAGGTAGAGCTAAATGGTTTCATTGGGACGGAGAAGTGTACGATGCTTCTATAGGACAAGACGGAAAGTATTGGTTTTACCTATCGGGAATATGGTATCCGTGTCACACATAAAATAAATTACTATGGGATATTTAGAAGATGATTTAGGAAACAAATCAATGATGAGAAAAATTGTATGGATGTTATGCGTGTCTATAGTTGTATGGATGTTAACAGAACTAGTTGCTTACGTATGGATGACTGCATTAGATAAACCTTATGAGGTACATACATCATTTATATTGTCATCTCTAGGGATTGTTCTTGGTGGGAAAGTAACACAGAAAGGTGTGGAGATGTTCCAAAAGGATAAGAATAAGAACTCTGATGAAAATGTAGGATAGATTTTTGTATATTTGTTACATGAAGATATTTCTTTTATTTCTTATTATAGCTTCGGGGTTGGCATCATGTTCAGCCCCAAAGTTATATCAACAAGGTTTATCTAAAATTGAAAAGGCTATACAGAAAGATTCTACTCTAGTATTTCCAAAGGATACATTAACTGTTACTGAGTATGATACAATATCAGGATTAGATGGTAAAGACTCTCTAATTATTCAGACTAACACGGTGCAAATTGCTTGTGATTTTGATGTTGACGCCTTAGTAAGATTTAAGAAAAAGTCTAGGAGAGAATTAAGATACGAAAGAAAGAACTCAAAAGACTCTCTCACGCACACACGTAAGATGTACAGGCTTCAAACTAATCGAATGCAAGATTCTATCAATTTCTTAATAAAAGAGAACAGGGAGATCACAAAGAGATTAAACGATGCTAATGATAATGCTGAAAAATTAGCAAGAGAAGAAACAAAAAGAAAGAACGGATCATGGTTTACCCGAATGATGGGTAGGATATGGTGGTTAATATTAATAATAGGTTTAGCTATAGGTGGATACCTAAGAGGCTTCTTACCATTTTAAAATAAGTTATGAGTGCAATAATAAAAAAAGGTGATAAAGGACCTCACGTAATTGAGATTCAAAAAGGATTAAAAGCTGTAGGTTTATGGTCATTAGGTGTACCATACTCTCAAAACTTTGGTCCAACTACAGATAGAATGATTCGTAAGTTCCAAAAGATTAATGGTTTAGTTGTAGATGGAAAAGTCGGAAAGTCCACTTTATCGAGACTAGGTATTCATGTCACTCAACCTAAATCAGGTTTTGATGAGAAGTATAAGGGTGTTGTAATTCAAGGCTCTGTGTTTCCAGATAAGCCTATTACGTGGAACGCAAGGATTAGATTGAACTCTGAAATGGTAAACGAGTACCTACCTGCAATGGAAGATGCAATGGTTGATTGTGCTAAGGGGTTTAAGTTGCTTGTGACAATTATGGCTTACAAAGAAGGGTTTAGAAAAGGAACTCGTTCATATAGACATAACAACCCTGGAAACATTGGGAATACAGACTCAGGAGCTAATCATAGTGTAAATTCTCTTTTAAATGGAGTGTTGCTACAGAAAGAGTATATAGAGTCAATTGTGGATGGTGAACATAGAGCTTACCCAATGAACAGGAATAAACTAATAAAGCCATACTTTAGTAAGGAGATTGCAAAGCACACTAAATTGTATGGGATGAGTCCTTACGTCCCTGGCTATAAGTTTAGGTTTACAGGACAGTTAGATCAGTTTGTAAAAATATACTCTACAGGAGCTCGTGCAGGTAATGGTTATGTAAACATGATTATCTCTTATTTTAAAAAGAACGGAATACACATCACACCTCAAAGTAAGATACAAGACATCATAAAAATGAAGTAAATAATACCTAGTGAATAAGTACTACATGTGTAGTATAAAATTATAAAATTACATGTTAAATAAAAAAAGATTAT